ACATGGATGCCAAGGCAATCGCAGATGAAATGATGGCGGGTGATTATGAGCACCTACTTGATGTATTTGAGAAGCACTTTGGATCTTATGTTGAGTTGGTTGGGAGGGACGATGACTAAGAAGCATTCAGTAACTATTCACTGGCGGCGTGACGGCGATTGGTATGGGACGGTTGAGACTTACACGTTTGAGACAGAAGCAGAGGTGAAGGCGTTCTTGCTCGGGGTAGATGAGAAAAGAAGAAATGCCAACGATGGGTACTTTACAGTCTTAGAAGACATGGAAGAAGCTCGCGTCTTGATTAAGGAGATTGAGGAGGAACGTGAAAGAGTCAGGAAGTGGCGAAACGACAGAAGGGAGGAGGTGTAATGACTAAGAAGCATTTTGAAGCAGTAGCGCGGGGTCT